CGAGTGCTTGGTTCTCCTTAACGAAGTTGTGCATGGACTCCCAGTCGGAAGTCCAATAAGAAGTCCTGACACCACGGATGATGGTGCCTGCGCTGGTCTTGATGCTATCGCCACCAGCACGCTTACAGACATCGAGCAGCGTGTGCTCGATGATTTCCATCTGGTCCTTGATGGCCTTGTCCTTGGCCTCGTACTCTTGGGTCAGGGCGGAACGCGCATCGCGCATCTTGATGTACGCCTTGACGAGTTTTTCAGTGGGCACTTGAGGTGCCTCGATACTGGGCTCCATGGGATCTCCTAGGGTTGAGGGTTAAGAGTTTACGTGGCAACTTTGGATGTGTCAAGCACCTCCTGGCGGTAGAGGTCGAGCAGGGTGCTCATGTCCTCGGTCTTCAAGTCCAACGCGTCATAGAGCTTGCGCTCCACCTGGGTGCTGCACAGCCGCACAACGAGGCAGGGGTTCTTCTGCCCCGAGCGGTGCACCCGGGCATTGGCCTGATGGTAGGTCTCGTTCGACGTCACAGGCCCCCACCAGACCACGGTGTTGGCTGCGTGCAGGGTGACCCCGTGCGAAGCTGCCGCAGGCTGGATGAGGAGCACTCGCGGCTCGGGCTGGGTCTGGAAGTCAGTGAAGATCTTGTTGCGCTGCCCCACGGGCACGCTGCCATCGATCACTTCAACGGTGTACTCATCCTTCTTGAGCTTCTCGTGCAGTACCTTGATGGTGTGCCGGAAGGGGACAAAGACCAGCACCTTGTGAGTGCTCTCTTCGATGGCTTCCAGCAACACGTTGTACCGGGTAGTGATGTCGAACTCAACCGCGTTACCGTCGTCCGAGTAGACCGCGCCGCAAGAGACTTGCAGTAGCTTGTTGAGATTGGTAGCAGCGTTGACTGAGGTCACGGTCTCGCCCCCTGCCGCCATAATGAACTGCTCCTTCAGCAGCTTGTAGTACTTGGACTGCTGCGGGGTCAGAGGCACGTCCCGTGTGGTGTACAGAAGCTCGGGTAGATCCAGGCAGTCGTCCTTGGTGAACCGGATTGCTGGCTGCAGAACTTGGTTGACGATCTCCTGTGCGTTCGACTTCGCTTTCCATTTGAACTGCGTGACTTTGTGCATCACTCGGTCCCGGAATGCGTAGAAGTAGTTCGGCACAGACGTGTCATCCATCATCTTCGCCAACCCATAGGCATCGGTAGGTGCCTGCGAGGCAGGGGTACCGGTCGCCATCCACAGCCACGTATTGGGGGTGATGAGTTGGTTGATGGCCTTCCAGCGCTTGGTCGTCGCTGTCTTCACCGCGTTCGCTTCATCGATGATGATGAGGTCAAACCCCCCGGCTTTGAGTTCGTTGAGGACCGTCTCCACACCGTCGAAGTTGATCACCACAAACTCAGCGTCTGAAGCGATGATCTTGGCCCGCTTCTTGCGGTCACCGTAGGCCACGTCCACCCTGCGGTGCATCAGCGTCTTGAACAAGTCCGCCTGCCACGCCGGGGCCATGATGGACAGCGGGCAGATGACCAGTACCCTTCGTACAAACTTGCGTTCAAGAAGGTAGTCCGCAGCCCAGGCGAACGAAGCGGTCTTGCCCGTGCCCGGGTCATTGAAGCAATACGCCCGCTTGTGCAGTGTCATGAACGCTGCGGTCGTCTTCTGGTGCTGGAACGGTTTGAACACCCCAGGCCACTTGTAGCGGCCCAGGATGGGCGAGGGCACATTCTTCACACCCAGATTGCGCAGCACCCGCGCTTCGTCCAGGCCCCACCAAACCAAGACGTCAGAAGTCCCAGAGCTTTGGGCAACAACTTTCGCCTTCGGTATGGTGGCTAGAACCCGTTCGGGATTGCGCAGCCGAAGCAGAAGCGCTTTGTTTTCAATGATCTGCATGATCTGGCGTCCCGTGCTTCGCATCCCAACGCCTTATAGCTTCCGTGATGATGGCCTTCCATTCTTGTTTTGACAGTCTTTCTTTGACCACATCAACAATTATGTTTGGTAGACCACGCATCTGTTTCCTCGGCTTGAGGATGCTGAGTTCTGAATTGCGTTGGTTTATCTCTTGCCCTACGATCCTACGCTGTTCCTTAGTCAACAAACCATCTTCAAGAAAGGAACGCAGATAAATAAGCCGCGACCGCAGGCACTCTATCTTCTGCTCGTCGGTGAGTTCTTCGGGGAGTTCCCAACCCAGCAGGTTCACCCCACGTACTGAGGGTCGTGTAGAGAACGAGCCCTCACGGTTATAAAACTGCTCACTCCTAGCGGTACTTTTATACATATGTTTCTCACTTGAGCGCGAACTTGTGGTCTTCCACCATCTGCAGCAGCCGCAGAGCTTGCGTCTTGGCATCGTCCAGCGCGACGTGTCCAGTACCCACACGCCCCACCCTGGTCTTCATGAACATCGCGGAAATCGTCCGGTAGCAGCGATCATTCCAGAAGTGCCAGGGCACATCATGCTTAACAGCACGGTAGGCAGCGGTTATCAGTGCATTGTCGAAGTTTGCACCGTTACCCCAGACAATAGCCGTGTCCAGCGGGGGCATCCACATGGTGAACTTGGTGAGTGCTACTTCGAGCGAGAACTCCCCCTTGAACGCAGCCCGCCGAGCTTCGTCAGACTGCTTGCCCCACCACTCCAGGGTGCTCTTCTGCGCACGCAGCCCAGCAGCCTTGCACGATTCCGGGTCGATGGTGACGTAGAACTCTTCTCCCAGACCTTTCTCAGCGCTGAATTTCACAGCACCGATGCTGAGGATGATGTCCCCCGGGCGGGCGCCCAAGGTCTCGATGTCTACCATTACATGATTCTGTTGCATTCTCCACTCCAAAAAGACATCCAGCCCAAGGGACAAAGTCCGTTGAGCTAGCGTTTGCCCCGATCCCCGGGGCGGGGTTACTTGCCCGAATTCGGGCCTTTGAAATTCCGTGCGCTGTTCGCACTGAACGACTTGAGCCGCACGTTCCCGGGCTTGCTCTTGCCGCCATCCTTGATAGGAGTCACATGGTCGAGGGCCTTGCCCCTGCGTGAATCCCTACCGTTCTCTTTGTCCCAGGCTCTGCGAGCACGCTGCCGTTCGGACTGCTTGGCCCTGCCACCGTTGGCGAGGAAGTCCGCGTACTCCTTCTTGTGGTCTCTGTCCTTCATGTCCTTGTAGGGCATGTCAACCTCCGTTGGCCCCGTTGTGGGGGCAGGTCGTTACGATGCAGTGCCGCTTACACAGCCCTGACGGGCTAGGGTTCCACACCCCCAGGTTGTGCGCAACCTCCAGGCGGCGCACGTCCTCCATCCACTGTCTCCAGTAGAGCTTCTCTTGCGCAGCTTCATAGTCCGCTGGCTTGAAGTTGTTGGCAACGACGAACAGCAGCCCCGCCCGCACCTTGCGGACAAACGGGAAGTGCTTGAAGATCATCAGTGCCATCAACTCAAGCTGCGCTGTGTCAGCGTACTTCGTGGACTTGCTGGTCTTGTAGTCCACCACCCGGGCGATGCCCTTCTCTTCATTGACGATGAGCAGGTCCGCGATACCCCGGCACCACACCGTGCTGTCTCTGAATCCGCAGGGGTTGAGTTCCTTGGTCAGCCCCATCTCGTACTCGCAGTACTTCGTCCCAGGCAGCGAACGAAGAGCGCTTAGGTGTGGCTTCGTGAAGCTGAACTCCGGTGGAAGCTCGACACCATCCCGCATGAAGTTCTCTGCCGCTGTGTGGAAGTTCTTTCCGTACAACGTAGCCTCAGTGTGTTCGGGCTCCTTGAAGTTCTTCGCTACCTTGATCTCGTAGAACTTTTTTGGACAAGTCTTGAAGGACTTGAGGGACGAGTAGGACCAGGGTCCGGGCAATGTCATGACGAGCGCGGACGGGCCGAAGGCCCGTTCTCCATGATGGCAAGTACACCCTGAAGGATACGCACTTCCACGCCAAGATGCAAGGCCGCTTCGCTCGCTTCAGCGTACCGGTGCTCAAGGCACAGGTCGTGGATCTGTTTGGTGAACCGCTCGATGGTGATGAGCGGCATAGCGTAGTCGTTGAGGTTCTCGTTCATGCTTCCCCGTAGTTCCGGCCTATGCCGGATTCGCAGTTGATCGGACAGCCTTTGGCCCAGTCAGGTACCCACCGCATGCACTCCTCGACGTAAGCCCGAGCGGCCTCGACTTCTTCTTCTCGGGCCAGGGCAACGACGCTGTCGTGAACGGTGAGCTTGGTCGGTAGTTTACGTGCAATCCGTAACATCTGATACATCACGATGATCCGGGCAAGTGCTTGGCACACGTTTTCCACCAGCTTGCCACCGTAGATATCCACTAGACCAGTGTCGTCTTTGTAGCCCCAACGACTTAACTTAGAGTTGAAAGCACGGTAAAGCTGCGGATAGCTGATGTACAGCCCGCTGGGTAAACGGACACCATATTTACCTTCTATCCTGACCACACCTTCACGTCCAAACCACATACTGTTGTTGTCGTACATAGCTTGGATCGCACGTTCTCCTTGGTTCCAAAGGCCCACGATCTTTGGCACGCTGTCACGGTAGGTCTTGATGATCCGCTCGCACTCGTCCGCAGGCATGTCCACCGAGGGCTTCGCTGCCTTGAGCGTTACCTGCAGCTTCCCTGCCCCGGTCTGGTAGCCGCAGCCGAGGACTACAGTCTTGCCTACAAAACGTTCTTGTTGGTCTGCCTTGGTAATCTGCCTGCCGAAGATCGTCGTCGCCAGCTTGCAGTACACGTCCACACCGTTGGCGAAGTCTTGCACCAGATCGTCTTGCCCAGCCCACCACGCCAGCATGCGGGCCTCGATGTTGGACGAGTCACAGTTGATGATGACCCACCCGGGCGGTGCCTCGATGCACTCTTTGAGCCCCACGTTGCCCCGGGACGGCAGGTTCTGTAGGTTGATCCCGTCACCACCCGACGAGCGCTTGGTCCGGGCATAGGCGTACTTCAGCGGCACGGGGAACCGTGGGTCGCGCTTGGCGATATCGATGAACCGCTGCGTGCGGGTCTCTTCCAAGGTGCTCTTCACCCCCAGGCGGGCAGCGGCCAGGGCCTGCACGGTGGGGCTCTCGTGCTCCAGCAGGGCCTTCATGCCCACGTCGGTCTTGGCAAACGCGAACGTACTCTTGCCCGTGGTCGGGCTGATCTTCATAGGCACATCGACGCCCAGGGTCTCCAGCAAAACCGCGAAGCGTTGGTTGGACATGAGTTCGGACTTGTCCACCGTGACCCGCTCCATGAGCACAGCCTTATGTGCCACAACTTCTTCGAGATGACCTTCGAGCTTGTTCAGGTTCAGCCGTAGCATGGGCTCTGTGAACATGCGGATGTGCAGGTCGATGAGCTTGAGTTCCTGTATTGGGAACACGCCACGGTTGTCCCCGTCGCTCGGGTCGTACCACCCGTTGGACATGAGATGCCACAGGTCGTAGCACAACTCCACATCCTTGAGGCAGTAGGCAACGTACTGCTGGAACTCTGAAGGGCTGAAGTCTTTCCTCCTCATCCCCATGGCGTTCTGAACGAACGTGCCCTTGTCGTCCAACCCGTAGCGTTTCGCCAGGGAAGCGAGGGAGTTGTTCCTCGACCCAAACATGGCGCGGCCCATGGACAGGGTGTCCAGCCACGCAGCCGGGTTCACCCCGAAACGCCAAGCCAGGATCGCGCCGTCGAACAGGGTGTTGTGGCACAGGACCGCGTAGCGTCCCCACTCGATCTCATCGAACTGATGCTTGATCTCAAGGTGCGTACCCTCGATGAAGTCGAGCCTGCCATCCGGCCAGCGTATGCCGACCATGATGACCTCGAATCGTGGATCACGCACATATTCTTCAGTTGTCAGCTTGCTTAGACTGTACTCCTTGTCGTAATACGTTTCAAAGTCAATCGTGAGGATCTCCATTACTTCCGCTCCAAGAACCACTGTTCCAGAAGTTCGATTGTATCCTCCCTGACCACCATTGCGCTACCCCCGGCCTTCTGGATTTCAGCCATCTCACGCTCTTGTAATGCAGTTGGTTTGTTGAACCCTGCCTTGCACTCGACGCCAAGGAACATGCCCCTGAAGCACACGATGATGTCGGGCACGCCCGCACGTCCGTAGCCGTTCTGCGCTGGGAAGAAGTAGTACGCCTTGTACTTCTTGATGATGTCAACGCATCGGGCCTTGACCTTGGATTCCGGAGTGCTCACTTCGCCCCCTTGAGACGTGCTTCCCATGTTGTTCGTTGGGATTGCAAAGTTGAATCGGATTTGGGTGTCTCCGTCTCTACCTCGATCAGCTTCTCAAGGTAGTGCTTTGCCTTACGCAGGTCTTCCACACCACCCTTCTGTCTCCAACGGGAGACGTACTTGACGACGTTCCCCTCAAGGTAGTTGAGGTTGTTGGCGATGATGTAGTCCCACGGCTGCATGGGCTTGTCTTTGTAGTGACCTGGGCCGGTATTGTTTGCGCTCATTTGTTTCCCCATCTAAGGTTATGTTGCTCTGGTTTGATCTTGCGATCTCTCAATCGGTGCCTTGACTGCGTCAGTGTCGGCATGGTCATGCCGGGTTCCGCCGTCTCGCAGGAGACGAACGTCTTGAGGCACTTAGGGCACATGCGCCTGCGCCAGACCTGCCCGTCCAGTGGGCGGCTTTCCAGCACCGTCGCTTTGCCTTCCTTGTTGCAGTGCGGACATCTCACGGTTCTTCATCCTCCGTCGTGCAGACCGTTGGGTCGAGGTCATCCTCGGCGGGCGCTTGGCGTCGTAGAGTGGACTGCCCCACCCCCACACGGCGATTGTGTAGCGGCCCATGGTGTCCTGGCGCCACAGCGCTACGCGGACCAGCTGCCGGTTGCGCAGGGCGCGGATGAACTTGCGCGTGGTGTTGGCCGCCAGCCCAGAAGCATCGGAGAACTCTTGCGTTGTGCCGCCCGTGCGGACCAGGGCCTCGACCACCGCCGCGTAGGCAGTGGTGTTACTGAGATGTGTGTTCAGGGCCATTGGTTGTTTCCTTGGTCAGCTTGGAAATACAGGGTTCGTCAAGTACCCACGGGCCAATCCAAACAGAGCGGAATGCGTCGGGGTGCAGCGGGCTGACCTTGATGTTGCGCAAGCAGTCCTCGCATTCGGGCTTGTGTGCCCCGGCGCACCGGGCTACGTCATTGGGGAGGTAGGTCATGTCATTCCCCTTCCAATCTCAGCCGCAACCCTGACGATGGCGCGGCGTGTTAATGTTGCGGTATCGCAAAGCTCGTCACGCCAGATTGCGTGCTGCTTATATGGTTCGCCAGCCGATGGCCTGCTGCAATCAACAACCAAGCAAAGACTCACCGCCAACCGCAGCGCATCTCCGTCGTCTCTAAGAGGATTCCAAACTGCCCAATACTCCCCATTGCGGCGAGCGTAGGCGTCCTTGTGCGAGTGGTGCCACTTCAGTTCAATCCCCGCCGCCTTCGCAGCGAGTTCCAGCAGTTCTCGGTCGGTCATGACTTCTCCCTTCCTTGTTCAAACGCTTCCCTCTTGTCCATCGAGTGATGAACCCAGATATCGGGCCACCCTTCATCGTCCTCAGTCGGCTTGCACCAGCAGTCTGGGCTAGCGGTGTGCTCACGCAAGTCGTTAAGCGGCACGACATGAATTCGGGCGTCGTTGTGCATGGTTTTGGTTCCGTTCATGTCCACCCCGCCAGTTTGAACGCCAACTCCGTTGGCACTATCCGTTGCACATACGCCCCATGAAGCGGGCACCAATAGTAGATGGTAGTCATGGCTGCTCCAGCCCTGCCCGCGCCTTGGCGTATGCTTCGCATATCGCTTTGCTGAACCGCACCTGAGTAGCCCGCACGGCTTCCCACCTCCTGCGCTGCCTTGCGGCGTAGATGTACCAGGGATACAGGTGGTCTTTGATCCTGCGAATGCGGCGTCTCATGTCTTGCTCCTTGCCCTGATCTCCGCAGCACATCGCTGCGCGATGCCCTCGATGCTGGCGTGCTGGTCGCAGATGTCTGCGCAGGCAGCGCGTTCTGCCGCCACTGCCTTACGCACCTTGCGCTCAATGTATTGCTGTAGCGGGGCTATGGCCCTAGACCAAGAACCGCCGTAGCCAACGATTGTCCATCGTTGATCTGTAAGCCCTTGATTTAGGGCTTTGATAATTGATTCCTTCATTTGTTCCCCCTTGCGCGGATGGCGGCGGCGCAGTCGGTCACCCACGCGATATATCCCGTCGGGCCTTCGCCTTCGTCGTACATCTTCTTTGCTACGACGTCACACACCTTCGCGCAGGCGGCGCGCTCTGCTGCGGCGACGAGGGCGGCGAATCGATACCGCGTGAAATCCTCACCCGCCTTGATGGCGTCGTGCTGCGCTTGAAACCACATGGTGTCAAGTTCGGCGTTGGTCATGTCCTGCTCCTTTCCGGCCACGATGCGGGCCTGTCGGTCCATTCGATTTCGTTTTGATACCGAGATTTCTCCGTGGCAACTTTTGCCACAGTTTGCGCCGAATAGCGCTCAACACAACCGCAACTCCACCACTTTCCATTCCACCACCGTAGCATATTTGGACTACGCGTTGTACTCGCCGGCCACCAGCCGATGCTAGGCGGCGGGCCTTTGTGCCATGTGGTCATTTCGGTTCCTCCACCGGCTCGTAGGTCGCCTCGAAGATGTCGGGCTTGCAGTGATAGTACTCACCCTTGATTCCCGTGATGATCCAATCGCCGGGGGTGACAATGTGCTCCCCCTCTAGCGTCTTGATATATCCCCATAAGTCGCTGGCGCTGCCATGTTTTGTGTAAACCATCGGGTGATCACCGTTCTTGAACCACTGCGTAGCCTCGATGACGACAGGTTTTTTGCGGAACTTCATGTCTTCCTCCTAAGCCACCGCCACAGCGGCAGCAACGCTAGTCCGTTGGCGAAGCCGCGCAGAAAGGCGCGGAGTTTCATGGCTTGTTCCTCTCTGCTTTGGCGATGGCGGCGCGGGCGACGTCCACGGCCTGTTCGACTTTTGGGCCGCGTCTGTAAGCCACATCCATGTCGATCAAGGATCGCAACGCCTCCAGCAGTTCTTTCAGAACACCGTTGTCGAAATGGTGGCGCTCATGGAGTAGCGCGTTCTCGGCAACCAGCCGGCGCAGTTCGGCTGCGGTTTCTTCTCGAAAGCGCAAACTTGAGTACAGGTACTCGCCTTGGTCATTTTTGGCTGCCCAATATCCAGCCAGCCGCAGTGCGGTAGGTTTGTCAGCCATTGTTCTTCTCCTTCAGCGCGGCCTCGACGGCGCGGGCGAATTCAAGTATTTCAGCATCGCTGCGCGGCTCGTTATACAGCGGATAGATTTCTTCATTCGTCAACGACCGCCACTCGCGGCGGGGTGGGGCGGCAAGGCGGGATTGCCAAGCATCTTCAGACTCACAGACTGCCTGCCGAGCGTACTCGCGCATTTGATGATCGGTAAACCAATGGTGGGTGATTTCGTTGCCGTATCCTCCGTACACGCGCTCATTCCAGTTAGGCGCCGGCAAGGGAGGAAGTTTGAGGATGGTGTGCGGCGCTTTCTCCGCCTGCTCATCCTGCTCCTGCTTCCACAATGCGGTCTTCATGGCGTGCAGCGCACCCGCTTGAGTGGGCGGCTCCGGCTCCTGCTCCTGCTCCGGCTCGCGGCGGGGTGAGATGCTCTTGATCTTTTGCAGCAGGGCCACCCGCTCCATGTCCCAGCCCTTCTGTTTCTCAGCCATCGTGCG